ACATACACTGAAATATTACGAGTTTTGGCTAATGGAGACCATTCACGACGTATTACGCCTGTAAATGTCGATAACATTACCAACGTGTATATAGGTGTACTACACACCCCCAACGATATAGTTATGAACGCTCATGGCTGTAATCCTATAGTTGACGTTGATAACGTCAACATTTCCAATTATTTTGCACCAGGAAATTCTGATTCTTTTGATAGATTATGTCTTGATTTAAATATAACAGACGATGTTGCGAATTTTACGTATAATTATCCTCCAGTTTTACCAGCACCAGCACCAGCACCAGCACCAGCACCAGCACCGTATGAAGCACCAGCACCGTATGAAGCACCAGCACCGTATGAAGCACCAGCACCAGCACCAACACCAGCACCAGCAGCAGCACCATATGCAGCACCGTATGAAGCACCATATGCAGCACCATATGCAGCACCATATGCAGCACCATATGCAGCACCATATGCAGCACCACCATATGCAGCAGCACCATATGCAGCACCGTATGCAGCAGCAGCAGCACTGTATGAACCAGCACCGAGAATGGTGGGTATGGGTGGTAGAATGGAAAGACCAATTCGCCAAGTAACTCCTCCAATGGCAGTTTATAGTGGATATGCACCACCTCGAGATGTGTTTTCAGCTGACGCTATACGGTCCCCAGAAATATCAACACTGGAACATTTTCTCAACTTTGTTGAACAATACATTATATCACGCTTAGGAAATCTGGAAACAAGGGGGCGCATAACAGCCGAAATTATACAAACTAATGGAATTTATATTTTTAATGTATTATCCAGTTATATTAGTGTCGAAAATGTTTATGTTATACTTAGTCTACTTTTTAATACGCTGAAAGATACTATTAATGTATCAGTTCCCATTATAATTAAAGGCTTGTTGTTGATAATTAATACAATTTGGCCAATTATTAACCAAGCAGCTCTCAATGCAGCGGCTCTTGTATATAACACTGCTATGACCATATCACAATATGATTATAGTGCTACTTTTTGGGATTTATATACAAAGATTTATCCAGGTCAACGGGTTGAAACATTAAAGAATGTAATAAGAGATTATAAAGATTATGCTTATCAATCAATGGCATATTTAACCGAACGCGCAAGGGATAACATTGCTACACGGGTACGATTATATGATATTCGTCAAACAGGTGAAGGCTTAAAAGAAATTGCTAATAAGACTAAAAAAGAAAAGGTTGAAGAAGACCGCCGCGCTAAAATATTTAAAGAACGACACACAGCAAGAGAAAAAGAAAGAGAAAAAGAAAGACAGAGGTTAGGCGAAGAACAACGGCGCATTGCCGAAGAACAACGGCGCATTGCCGAAGAACAACAACGCATTGCCGAAGTAAATAAGCAACGTAATATTTTAATGTCGAAAGTTTTTGAAAAACGAGACTAAAAATAATGATTTTTTTTACCAACTTAATTATTAAAAATGGAGACATTTGGTGATAAAAGACCACACAGTTTGGTGACATTAAAGCTGTGTTATTTGGACACCGCCCAGCTTAACAGTTTGGTAGCTAAATTATATACCAATGTGGTTGACCTGAGAAAAGCATCTGACAGTGTCATTGAACTTGACAAGTTTATCAAGGAACACGGTATAATATCTACCCAACTATATACTTTTATTCAAAATATTATCAATGTAGAGATTGAAGACTTCAAAAAAATCCCAGAAGACTTGAATAAATCATATCAAAAACAATACCACACTTTTGACCTATACGGTTAACAATACTGATTTATTATTAATGATTTGTTACAATAAGTTTATTGTAACAACAAAGGAGATGGAATCTATTCAAAGATTGTTTGACCAACGGTTGATTGACCAACGGTTGATTGACCAACGGTTGATTGACCAACGGTTGATTGACCAATATGTCATGTCTGTGTCGCCAAAAATTCGTGAGATGTTTAATACCAAACCCGATTGGGTTTTTTGTCACGCCGTGGTAGAAAAGAGATATGACATTGCCAAGCCTTTGGTCAAAAAGTTGGTTGACAAATCCAACGGAGATTGGGCTCTCACTCACGTATCAACGATTGGAGAATTGGAGATGGTTATATTTTTTGTTGAGAACGGTGTCAATGTCCACATTGGCTGTGATGGTAGCCCGCTTCGGTGGGCCTGTGAGCGGGGTCATCTTGATGTCGTCAAATACCTTGGTTCTAAGGGAGCGCACGCCACAGCACACGACAATATTGCTATTATTCAAGCCGTCATCAACGGGCATTTCGAAGTTGTAAAATACCTTGTTGACAACCTCGGGGTAAATCCTCGCGCTAACAAAGACTGGGCTCTTTGTTTAGCATCTGGAACCGGCCGCCTTTCTATTGTGCGCTTTTTATGTGATCGTGGAGCAAACGTGTGTGTTGACAACAATCTACCACTTAAGTGGGCATCGGACAACTGTCATTTTGAAACGGTTGAGTATTTGTGTAAGCGAGGAGCACAAGAGTCTCGTATCACCAACGTTCGCACACTGAACTTCATTATGTTTCGCAAGAAAATGGAATCGAAACAGAAAGAAAGAGCCCAGAAGAAAATCTATTTTTGGTGGATTCCCATCTGCTACGACATCAGACGCGAGTGTGGAAAACGGATGCAAGATCGTAATGTTAAAGCGTACCAAGAAATGATTTGTTGTTAAAAATCAAATTAGTAAATTGTAATTTATTACAATTTACTAATAAATGAAAACAAAGTATATTATAGCAATTATAATTATAACTATATTAATAATTTTTTTAATAAAGATATCAAGTGAGATGTTCGTTATAGGTTCGGATAAGAACTCGACCATTCCACCATTTGATGTCGTTTACACGTGGGTTTCCCAACACGACCCAGAACGGGATCGTTATAAACTTATGCGTTCTAAAGATGAGAATAGCTCGCATATCAGATATAACAACAACGATGAATTAAAATATTCTATCAGAAATATGTTCAAGTATTGTGGCTCTTGGATCAAAAACATTTACATTGTTGTAAAGGACGGTCAACGTCCTCCGTTTATTGACTTTACAAATCCACGGGTAATTCTTGTTAATCATAGTGAGATTATGCCTCGTGACGCACTACCAACATTTAATTCACTCGCAATAGAGTGTTGTATTCACAATATTAAAAATCTAAGTGATATATATGTCTATTTAAACGATGACATGTTTGTATCTGAGTATTTTGCACCAGTTGTTAATGGAAAAATACAAGTCAATGTTATAACGCCTTCAAACACCACATTTACCACCGTATACCCCGGACAAGATGGTCCGTATTCATTTGAAAGTATGCGGGAAAACACAATGTTTTATGGGAAAACTATTCTGAATGGAAATATCAATATCGGACTTATCCATGCCCCGTCGGTTTGTTATAAACCGTGGGAGATTGAGATGTTCAACCTTCTTGACTCAAAGAATTTATTAATTCCAACTATAATGTCGAAGTTCAGGCATAATAAAAATATAATTATTACTAATTCTTTCAGAACACTATTTTATTTAACAAAAGAAAAGGATATTGATGTTGTATCGGCTCAAGAATCTTACAACGACCTTACTGATGATAGTGATTGTATAATCAAACCCGCCAAATTCTTTGTGGTCAATTCAATCGACAACAAGTGTTCAAAAAGTTTTACACAACAGATGGAACAACTGTATCCAGAACCTTCTCCTATTGAAAAATCTTAAATAAAAATAAACTAATATAAAATGGGTCATTATTTAACATTGTCGCCTGAAGAACTTGACACAGCAATATTGAGACATGGCAACAACATTAATAAAAATTCTGGTTTTTATTGGTGGAAAAGATATACCTATTCGGCGATTTGGAGTTTATCAGCCACGCCAATTAATCTCTTCATAACTATTTTTACAGCTCTAACAACCGCACAGACAACAACTGGGTCCTTACTTGGCAATAATACAAGCGCATTGTTAGGTATATCAACGCTCGTTTTGTCTGTAGTAAATACGTTTTTTAAGCCTTATAATCAGTTAATCATCAATCAAGGACTAAAAGAAAAATGGGCCGAAATAGGTATAGAGTTTGAAACTATTTATTATTCTCCGGCCCACACCGACATAGACAAAAAAGAAAAGCTTCGCCTACTAAGTCATACTTGGGACAAAGTGTGTAATCTCAAAAAGGGCGACGACAACAACTATCTAATCGATGTCATATTTCTAATTTCAAAAACATTTTGTATACGAAAAAATATTAATTGGTTGCCAACCGCAAGCGAGGAGTATAAAAAAGAACGGCTTCGATTACAACAACAGCTAATGCCTACACACCCAAATGATGTTCAAGAAGTTGTTCAAGAAAGCGTCATATAACAATATATTGGTTTACAAAGTTAATGTCTAAACAATAATAGTGATCTATTATTAATAATACTTTTAATAACAAACAATGGGAATCGAGGGGCTTCATAAATTTCTACGCGATATGTGTCCGCACGTTATTCAACCGGTAGAATTGAAAGATTTTGCGTATAAAAAGTGTGCTGTGGATACATCCCTCTATATATACAAGTACATGGCTGTGTACGGTCCAGATAACTGGTTGTCCGCATTCATCAATTTCGTGGTCTTGTTTAAAACAAATCATGTTCATCCATGTTTTGTTTTTGATACTGGATGTCCTGAAGAAAAGTTGATTGAGCGAGCACGGAGAAAAAGCACGCGCGACAAAATCGACGATAAAGTCTCAAAACTCGAAAATGATATTATTGACTACTATTCCACAGGAGCATTTTCTGACTTTCTAGAAGAAATCTATAATAGTAAATGCTTGGAAAATAAACGCTCTCCTAAACGACTGTTGTGTATCCGGAAAATCACAAACGACGACAAAATCAAAAAACTGGAGGAGGAACTTGACCGACTTAGTAAACAGTCAATTAAAGTGACAGAAGATGACATCTCAAACATCAAAGCATTTCTAAAACTGGTTAGAATTCCTTACATTGATGCTGAGCTCGAAGCGGAAACTACATGTGTTGACTTGTGTCATCAGGGAAAAGTTGATTTTGTCATCAGCGACGACTCTGATGTTTTTGCGTATGGGTGCCCATTAACTATCAAGGATCTTGGAATTGATGGCACGTGTCTGGCAGTTGTATACAATGATATTATAAACTCATTGGAAATGACCGAAGACACTTTTCTCGACTTTTGTATAATGTGTGGGTGCGACTACAATAGCAACATACCGTTGATAGGATGTAAGAAAGCATTTTCGTTTATGAAGAAACACGGTGACATCGACGCATTTATTAAGTCGGGTGAATGTGCCAAAGACACTGGCATACTAAAACATATTCGTGTCCGCGAGTTGTTTAAAAATTATACTCGCAGCAGTTCCATTGTTCCGTATACAGAAGTAATTAACGACGAGAAAATATTCCAAGAGATTTCGGAATTTCTCTTCACAAAAAATATAAAGTATGATATTAAAAAACTTAGACAGAGTTTTTCATAAAGAGTTTTTCATAATATTAAAGTTTTATAATTATAAAACTTTTCTTATATTACAAATTTCTGTATCAGAGTTCCGTTTTTCGGTTTTTCGGCGAACATATTCAAATCTTTTCTGAAAAAACTGTCAATGAAATAACCCGCAAGAAATGTACTTGGACTTAAATCTCGCAGATTAGCATTAGACACCATACTTCGTCGGTTTAATAAGTATTTAGCTAGTACAACCGACAATTCTGGAGCAATAACAGCAATGGTTTCGTGCATTCCGGCTTGTGATACACGCTCACCACCCACAAAGGTCCTAAGCATATCCTGAATATCAATATAACCATCATAAAACGGAAGAACGTCATTATCTGAGTAAAATGCGTTATTATTTGGATCGGAACTCTTCATCACCTTTTTTTGTTCTGGCGTCAGTATCGCAGAAAGTGCCCCAGATGTTGTAGATAAAAACATTCTAGGAATTTTAAGTAGTTTTTCGGCGCCATTCAATATTAATACTGGATCTCCTCCACCACCAATAAATGTATAATTTACAACAGTTAGTTTGTTATCAACAACAATAAACGGTCTATAACAGGCATCTCTAATATTATTGTAAACTTTCTTTCCTTTATCACCCTTCTTTTTTAAACATATTGGCAATGATGGGTCAAAGCATCTTGACACCCCAAAATCGTTAATAAAAAATACACTGCCAGTATTAGGAATATAATAGCTTTTTCCTAACACAACATACTCCCAATAACTGTTTTGACCAACAGGCACTTCTTTGTAAAGAATGTTTAGGGCTTTTACATCATTATTACATATTTGAAAGTATTTTTGGAGAGTATGCAATCCAACCATACATTGGAACAATGCATTATATTTTTCTTGTATACTCCTTGGAGTTTTAACCCACCCTTTAAGGTCTCCAGATGCAAGCTCGATAGCTATAAGATAACAAGACTGCTTCTTTATTGGCTTTCCTACTCGCTCAAAATCACATTTGTCTTTACAAATAAATGTGTTGTAGACATATGGAAAATTTTGACAAATTCCTTTTTCAACTAGACTATTAATATATGGTTTGAGAATATTTATTTCATTCCACGCTTCAAATTTTGGGTCGTATGGATGGGTGATTGCTGATACTGTCATTCCCGAAACAGCCATCTTTAGCGCAATATGATGAGTTTTATCAACCTTGGCTAAATATACAGTCCCAAATGACCCAGTACCAAGTTGTTTAGTAAGGTCTATCTTGTTTAGAAGCGCCGAGGGTGTTAAACACTGGTCGCCTACTGGAAGTCTGCTAAATTTGGATAGCTGATTATTGACGAGCCAGGCTACACACATTCGATTGCTTGTATTTTCAAACGTGAGTTGTGGATTTTTAACAAATGTCTCAAGATGTTGGTTAACCATATGAGAACAGTTTTCAGACCCTAGTCGAAACAACACATCAGCAAACCTTTTTTGCTCGTCTGTAATATAGCCTATAGTTTTTCCTTTAAGAATTAGGAAATTATTTAAAGTATTTGTTGTAACAATGGTTTTTGGGGTCAACTGAAAACCAGAAAATATATTCCAATATGTTTCTGTGCTTCCTGCGAAAATGTTCATTGGATGTTTAACCCAATCAGCCATCTGGTCTATCGTTATTTTTACAACACTCATTTATTTATAGGTTTAAAAGTATTTTATTTTATTTAAATGTCTTCTGAAGATAGTAGTATGACTACTATGGTGGAAACTACTGGACCAGCCCCTCAACAAAATTTAACACCAACACCAACACCAACGCCAAAACGTCCTCAATATAAGAGGGTTGCCCCAATTATAAAAAACGCGTTTAGAGCTCAGGCAGTTGTTGAGTCGCCTAAAAAAATAACACCCGCCGAGAATGATGACTACAGCGACGAATATGAAGAGGAGATTATTGTAAAAACAACCGCCACAATTTGTGGCGGTTGTTATAATTGTAATTGGACTGGTTATTCAACAGATGATCCGGAGAAATGTAAACTGTACATGTGAACTTCATAAGTTTTATAATAATTATAAAACTAAATATTTTTCAAGAAGGTTTATCTAAGGTTTCGCCGAATTGGCGCTTGTTTTCGTTGCCATTCAGATGCGTTAGTCTTTCTCATCAACTTAACAGTCATGTCATCTCTGTGAGAGATACTATCATCTAGAAATGCTCGCTCAGCCTTTCCTCTTATATCATTTAAACTTTTTCCGTGGGGTTCGGTAATTCCTACTGTATCTGCAAAATTAAATACATCAAGTTGATTGCGAGTTATGTAGTTCGGCATTCTAACATTATTCACATCATCATAAACGAAACGAGGCTGACCCGTCACATTGTCCACATAATTTCTGCTATGATCTCCATATCCGTTAAAGCGTGGGTCATAAACATTGTCAATAGTAGGAATAGTTTTTTGATAGATTGTTGGTAGTTCGGGAGCATTTTCGGGGTCGTGATCCTCAATTAGTATTCCATCACCAACCTCTTTAATTGTTCGAGGAAGAAATTGTTGTTGAAAACTTATTCCAGCATTCGAATTAACCTGTTCGATAATGTCCTGTTTGTAATATGTGCCGGGTTGAACAATAGTTGTGAAAAGTCGGTTGTTGTATTCTTTGAGTTTTTCGTTCTGACCACAATTTCCTTGTGGAAGATTGCTTGGGAATTGATTGGTTTGGAACTGTCCTTGGTTGTATCCGTTGGATGTATTGACCATATCACTCCAGTCTTTTTCTTTGTATTGACGCCGATCGGGATTATCAATGTTGTATCGTTCTACAACATTATTATAATCTCTTGGATTTCCTCGAGGGTTTTTTGTAATATTAAAATTTTCTATAATTTCCCCATCATTATTTTGCTCTAGATTAACATTCTTCGTTCTATCCTCATCATCCCAACTCGAAATATCATTCTTGGATAAATAACCAGATAAATATAGGTTTTCATTACTTGTTCCGTTAATAATATTTGGAACAACCAACGAATTGTTCCGCCAGTCAAGACTGTACATAGGCCTTGAAATCATAGGCGGGATAAGAGTTTTGGGGTTCTGGCCACCATATAGAGCTCCATTATCAGAACGTCTATTATTCTCGTCTATGACATAACTTGGTATGGCATAGGCGCTCTCAAGATTATTAATAGCACATTCTAATTGACCCTTCTTATCACATCCTCTTTTTCTATTATAAATGTCATTGTAAAGTCCCTTGGGTTTTGTTTGTTCTACACTTGAGTCTTTGTAAAACTGCGATACTTGAGCATACTCTCCAGTTTTAGAATTGCTGTTGTTCTGGTTAGCAACCCCCTGAACATTTGACCCGGACAATGTTGTTGAAAAACTCTCTTCTCCACCAGCCCGTGTAATAGAGCATTTTCCACCAACATTGTTGGGTTCTCCAGGTTGTGCAAAAAACCCGTTGTCGTTTCCAGATACACGATTAACATTCGTTGTGTGTGTTGTTTGATAGCCACCATCACCAGTGATATTATTTACCAACGCATTATATCCCTCTTTAATGGGTGTAAATTGTTCGCTCAGTCCTTTGCTTATAGACTCTGCCACTATGGGATTTGTGTTTAGAATTAATATAGTGAATATGGCAATTATAATAAAAAGATATTTCATATCCATTTATAAAAAGAAATATTATTTAGTTTCCTCTATTGGTTTCATCTACTTATCCTTTCTTGGGTTAATTTTGATAACATTTTTAATGACGCTGTCTTTTGATGTATCGTTTAACTCTTTCATAAACTTTTCTGGATTGGTGATGTTGTGCTTCATAAAAAATGAAGCCATATCTGTAGCTAAATCCTTTTTGGTTTTGCTCTTGCTGACTGTTTTTTCCTGTAGTAGAATAACGCTATCACCAACCTTTCCTCCGGGAAAATCCCGTTCCTTGAGAAATTTAGTCATCCGGTCCTCTACAATTTTTTTTGTTCTGCGCAAACTTCTAAGACTTATGCTTAAGCGTTTAATTTCGTTGGTTATCCGGGTTAGCTCATTAAAATCTTCCTTTATCATTTATATTTAATCATCATTTTTAAACTCGTTTCCAAAATAAGTTTTAAACTATGAAGTGAATGAAACACAACATTTTTTATATTTTTTTCCAGAATTACAAAAGCATTTTGCGTTGGATGAATCATCTATTGTATTTATAAACGTATCTCCAGAGTTTAACGTTATAAATCTATACAAGTACATAGTGCTTGCTGATAGTACCCGCCGATCTTCAGTGAATTTATTCGATACATAAGCCGATAAATCTTCAGAATTTTCTAAAGAAATTTCTCGGTCAATACTAAGAAATTTCTTTAGAAAATTCTGAAGATTTTTTATTGTGGTTGTCGGGCTTTTTAAAAGTGCATTGTAGTTTATGACAGTATATGGAATGTCTCCAATCGATGTTATGAATAGCTTGTGGTAATTATTCCATTTTTGCTGAAAATTTAATGACGGACCTCCTCCATTATTTTTTATAAATGTTTTTTGAGATGAAATAACATCTGTTGGGTTTCTAATAACAAACACAATGTTTAAAATAAAATCGCGTATTTGGTCTAAAACAAATAATAAATATGGTTCTTTAATAACTTGAGATTTATTATTTATAAAAATCTCCTTGTCAATTATAGTGTTACACTTGGTCATATTTTCAACATTGTTTAATCCTGCTAAAAATAAATGAATGTCTTTGCGCTGATTAAACGAATGCCCAGCTTTATAAATGCCGTCAAGTGTGTTCTCTGATGTTATTCCAAAATCCAAGCCCATTTTTTCTATTAACGAAGCTACTATGCTTGTACCAGATCTAGGACTTCCCAGTATAAGTGTAAATTTCATTTAACCATATACATATGCTTTAAATTAAATATTATTTAAAGCTGTATCTTTATATATAAGTTCACAGTGTGTGGGATGGGTTGCCATTAGCCGACTACACTTCGCACACTGTGGATGAACAGCTCTTTTAGCTCAGTTGGTTAGAGCGCCGTGCTTATATACTACCCAGGGTTCGCCCAGGGATTGGTTATGCCATGCGAGGAAGTATTTCCTTGAGTTACGCGGAGGTCGTGGGTTCGAACCCCACATGGAGCAATCTTTTATTTTTAAAAATAAAATAAGTGCTTAGTACAATGTTTACATATTACGCCCAATATCTCCAACTAATTCAGTTCCTCCCTGAAATGCCGCAAATGTTTTACTTTTAAAAGTAAAATACGTTGTCACATATGTAAGAATAACAACAATCAGAGTTATGCCTATAAGAATTTTTGCCAACGACTTGTTAGATATCTGATTACTTAATCTGGAGTCACCCGGATTATTGTTGTCATACATGATATCAATGTCATTTCCTACTGCATCATTCGAGCTACCAGAAACGAAATATGTCTGTCCACCAACTGTATATGACGCTTTTACAGTCCCTTTTTCACCAACGCTTACAACCTTTCCCATAGTCTTTGTATTTCTTATCGGAGCTCTTAATAAGTTTATAGAAACGACAATCATTACAATAGCAATGATTGTCGTTATTACACATCCAATAACTGCATTTATTCGCCCAAAAGTCGACAAACCAGATACTACCGAATTCATTTATAATAATAAATAATAAATAATAAATGAATTCTAAAATTCTTATTGGTGTCATTAATTCTTAGCATTGTCATCATCATTATTCTCATGTATATGGAAAAAGAAAAATATACGAGTACAATTGCCCCTCCAGTTTTAACAACCGCTCCCACAAGTGTTCAAAATGCTATGGCAATTCAACAAGCCCACGCCAATAATTTAGGCCCAGATATTGAAGGTAAAAACAGTTGTGCGCTCCCAAATGATGTGAATGCAATTAGACAATCACAAGAGTGTTCTGGAGGATTAACCAATTTTGATTACTACTCTGGCGATTATCTGGGCACGTGGTCCTTGGTCACTGTTAAACATACCCACATCAGAAGACCTCGGATATGTTCGCATTGGTTCGCCAACAGCAATATGGGTATATTCCGGTATAAGTTATACCACAAATGTAGATGCGCCAAACCAAACAACGGCATCTATATTATTACCAACCGACTATCCAAATAATTGCTATTGGACATTATTTCCCAACCACTCATCTGGTTCGCCAACCCTTAGACAATTAACATTAACATCAACCGGCTATACAAATAGTCAGAGCAGTGTCGGTGTCTGGGGACCAATCCCAACATAATTTATAAATTATTTATAAATAAGTCTTAAGACACGCTATTATATAAAATCATATATAATGACCCATGGAGAAGAACAGTATATTAACCTGTTAAAAACAGTGATGGAAACTGGCGAGGAATCGCAAGGGCGCAATGCTATAACTAAAAGCCTGTTTTCTCAACACCTCAAGTTTGACTTGCGGAATGGATTTCCGCTAATAACTACTAAAAAAGTTCCCTTTAAAAGTATCGTCGAAGAACTGTTGATGTTTCTAAAGGGACAGACGAATACTCAAGTCTTGCGTGACAAGAACATTCACATCTGGGACGGGAACACGAATAAACAGTTCCAAGATGCGAACGGTCTTTCCCATCTCGATGAATGGGACATGGGGTGGATGTATGGAAAGGCGTTTAGAGATTACGATGGGGTTGACCAGCTTATGTATTGTATCAACACCATCAAGACCGACCCAAAATCGCGGCGCATTGTTATGACATCGTTTAATCCGGCACGCGTCAATGATGGAGTTCTGTGGCCGTGCCATAGCGTTGTCCTTCAGTTTTACGTATCGAATGATGACCATCTAGACTTGTTTTGTGTAAATAGGTCGTCGGATTTATTTCTTGGCTTACCATTTAACATTGCTTCGTCAGCTCTACTATTAACGATTGTCGCCCATCTTACAAATTTGAAACCACGGTTTTTTAATCTATCGTTGGGAGACTGCCATATCTATTCAAATCACTACACCCAAGTGGAAAAACAAATAGGTAGAGTTCCATTCGCTTTTCCGAAAATTGAAATTGCTTGTGGGATGGACATTGAAGGCTTAAAATTCGATGATTTTAAACTTGTGGGTTATCAATCTTATCCAACAATTGTTGGAGAGATGATACCTTAAAATTTAATTAAAATTATTCTTTTACTATAGAAAACTGAGTGTCAACTATAACAAATGGTTTTTTAAAGTCAATAAGAGCTTTATATGTTCCATATTTCCCCCAACAATTAGGAGACCATTTTATAGTTATATTTCCATCCAAATCGTGTACTGACAAATCTTGAGAATAAACATCATCTCCACATAGAAATCCTCCTATTTTTACTTTTGGATACCATACTTTAAGGTCTTCAAGAACGTAAGAATAGTCGTGATTTCCATCAATGTAAACAAAATCCAATGAATTATCATCAAAATGCTGTGCAGCTTCGGTAGACATTTTTCTAATAAATTCAACTTTATTTCCAAATATTGATGTTAACTTATTATTAACTGTGTTAAATAACGAATCAAACTCTGTTTGTGTTAAGGCATTCATTGCATCAGGATATTCATTATTTATAAAATGTTTATACGGGTCAACACAGTATAATTTGGTTACAGAGTCTTTGGCAAGTATATGTTCGCCGAATTCTCCCTTCCATGTCCCGACCTCTACGCATAACCCTGTTGCAATATCATACGATGATTTCTGATCCGGTTTCATTTGATATTTAAATATATTATACTATATTTAAATGGAAATTTATATAATATCGGCTTACTTTAAAATTAAAAGTAAAAAGCGTCATGAATGGTATCTCCCACATCTTATTAGATTCGTTAAAAACGTAACCGGTAATATTATGTTTTTTACAACACAGGATGTCGTCGATGAACTAAATTTATATGCGAGTACATCGCATATCACATTTGTAATACTAGATATTAATGAACTTGGGACATTTAAAAATAAAAACTTCTGGGCTAAGCATTACTCGCTAGATCCGGAACGATATCATTCTCCAGAACTAGGGTCAATCTGGTACGAGAAAAAAGAATTTGTATTGAGGGTGATAAATAATAATTCTGACACTAGTAATAATATTTATATATGGTGTGATGCTGGTTGTGTTAGAGATGACCTATCATCTACAGCACTGGGTTCATTTGGTAAGAGACGTGTATGCTTACCTGATGATAAAATACATTTACAAAAGGTTTGTGATTATACAAAACAAGCCTTTTACACTTTTGGAGGAGGGTCAATTGGAATCGCATGTGCTATAATGGCTGGTACTCCACGTGCGTGGGTGGAGTACAAAAGTTTATATGACAAGACGTTGTTATCGTACGATACAGAAAATATTTGCGGAATATCTGACCAATATATAACAATGAGTTGTATTGATAAAAATCCTACATTATTCAAACTGTACAATGATAAAACTCGGGTTAATGAATGGTTTAAGTTTTTAGAGATCTTATAACCCCAAAATATATTTAAAGACTACATGGTATAATAAATGCTACCAACCATAATAACATGTTGTAATTTTGGATACATAGACATTTCTGAAAACTTATTATTAAGTATAATAAAGGTTGTGCCAAATTATAAGTTAGTATTTTACTGCTTGGATTCTCAAACTTATGATTACTTTATAGATAAGTATGGAGAGTTTACCAATTATATTTTTATATTATTTAATAGTAATAGTGAAAATATAATTGGGTTTAGTTCGTATGGAAGTTTAGAGTTTAATAAAATCACCTATATTAAGCTAAATATACTTGTTGACGCACTAAGCAAATATAAGTATATTCATTATGTGGATTCAGATGTTGTCTTTCTTAAGGACCCAACTGCAGAATATTATGAACATTATTCAGAGTATGATATCGTTTTTCAAAAAGACTGCCCACACAGTCCAACTTACATTTTTGATATATGGGCATGCACTGGAAATTTCGTATTAAAAAATACAGAGGCTACTGTTACTTTGATTAATAAAGTTAAAGAATACAATAGTAGACATTTAGAGGCTAATGATCAAGAGTCTTTAAGGTCTATTTTTTTGGCAGAAGGAATTTCAGATCTGAGAGAATATAAGCACGCAAATCTATCTATGTTTCCCCCACAAGATTTTGCATGTGGATTTTATGCAAAAGACCAAACTCCCAGAGAAAATCATATAGATCCGTCAAATGCAATGGTTTTTCATGCAAATCACGTCTGTGGAAAAGAGTCAAAAATCGCATTACTAAAACTGATGGGTGCCTGGTATATGTAGAAAATTTTAACTGGTTGTCAGCAAGCGAAGGGTATTGCAATGTTCTATATTTCAGATACTTTACAAATGGATTTTGTAAAGTATAGTTTAAACTATACAATCTCTTCTGCCAGACCTAACCAATAACCTATTAATTGGATTCTAAAAACAATGTTGCAAACTTAAAATCGTTTCAACAACAAACATCCATTGTGATGACATCATGTCCTATAATTAGATGAATGTTCATGATTTTAGTGCTCAACAAAATTTAAATATTTTTCTTGTTTGTCGCGTAATACATAATCTAATAAAGAAAGTTCCAACGCTGGCATTTAAACATAATAAATTATGTTTAAATTAAATATTTACACGCTTCTCTTCCAGACAATACCTTTTGTAAATAAAACCATAGGTCATCAATACAATACACCCCATCTCGTGGTTTTGTAAAAAACCCAAGCTCTGGATTTGCTAACCAAGTTGACATCATGACACTTTGTTCTTTTCCCGCAAATCTTCCTACATCGAAATATTTATTAAGCATCTTTTCATATGCTATATTCCAGTTCAAACACGCCTTTGTATCACCACCCCATAACCCGCCAACAATCCTCCACTTTCTCGGATCTGTAAAATCGCCTATTATTCCATCCTCTCTCATTATTTTATCATCATCTGTCAATGAAAATATAGAACCGAACAGCATTTTTTCTGGCTGAAAATAACTAGTCATTGGAAATGTTTTATATAAATGCATATCTGCCTCTATTCTGAACGCTCCAATATCACACCAGAAAAAATAAGTTGTGTTGAAGGGGTTAAGGGTTATAGTATCCTTTACAAAACCAGACTTTTGAGCCCATACAGCATATAGCTTCGGCGAGTGAATGTGTTTTTCTGGGTCAAGGTCATAATGCTTAATCCACTGCGCGCTGTATTTTTTCCACATATATAGCTCTTCAAACTCGATGATTTCTATGTGAATAGGCCTGTCTTCTCGTAGAGTTTTAATTTTTTCTACATATTCTTGTGTTGTAAACACAACGACAGGGGATTTAAGTTTCATAAAATTTTTTATCCAAGACATATAATCATTCTCGCTATGTTTTCCTGTTTTCACTGGATAATAACACGTGACAAGTGTGCATACTTCGTTATTAAACGAAAAAGTAGGGTCGTGGGGTTCTCGTAAACAGAATTTGGTCATATTCTCTACATGTTGTACATTTCCAAAACCAGAACTCTGATAAAAAAATGGAATTTTTTGAGCCAATACTGTAAAATTATTCTGTATTTTAGATATGACAACATCTGAGCACCAATCCAGATGACTTTTTAACTCGTTTACCACAGCTTGTTTATACCTTTTCGAAATATACAAAATTGCGTGTGTTGCCAACATATTCACAATTTTAACTTGAGTTTGTGAATACAAGTTAATAATAGATGGACCGGCATCTTTATTTTCTGTTTTACTTCCCCCGCATTGAGATAACCCTAAATAAATAGCATCAGTATTTAATGGTATTTCAACCGTATATAAACCAGTCCATTTAACATCATCTTCAAGAATAATAACGGGGGTGTCGTTCATATTTTCTTCGAGTATGCTAATAATTGCTTCGTTAAGACATTTCGGGTACGCATCAGTTCCAGATTTATGGTGAACGACATTCTCAACTCCAATTTTTTTAAGTAAAGATTCCATATGCGTTTTCCGGTCACCATACTTTTTGTTATGGTCAGGACATATTACAATTGTTTTTATGTTAGTTATACAGTGTATAGACATTTTTAATTATAAATATTCCTTTAATTTATAAACGGTGGTAGCAGTTTTAATGTATTGTTGATATTAACATAAAGATCTGCGTATGAAAGTACAGTAGTAAAATTTTTCTCTATAGTATCTGTATAACTACTATACCATAAAGGTGTAATCAATGACACTTTACTATTAAATTCATTGATGTCTGTTGTGTCTAGTATAATCCAACCAGTTATGTCGAAAAACTCGTGGATATTGGGGCATCCAAAATAGATGGGAATTGTTTTTGTAATGAGACAGTCGCATAGCTTCTCTGTAAAATAATTTTCTTGTCTTGAATTTTCGATAACAATGCTAAACTGTCCTGAAAAAAGGTCAAGTTTAGCAGATCCGTCTGTACTTGATATTTGTCTTGAGCATCCAACTAATGGTAAAGACGACAGGATAGCACTCCTGTAAAAAATAATTGGAATATTATTAGAAAGAAGTTCTTGATTGAAATAAAGAGTCTGTCTAAATATGTGGCCATCAGTCGACCGTTTGTGTCCAACCAATGTTGATGCTTCATATGTCTTAATCACGTTACAACCCCAGTTTGATTTAGGAATCCAAGATGTCCCATAAATATATTTATAGGCATTAAGACAAGCTTTAAGAATATTTATGTTAAATGTTAGAATATAGTCATACAGATGCGAACGTTCTATGATAGATGTTTCTAAATTAAAAATGGCTTGCGGCTCAACTTGTATAAATATATACACGGTATTGTCTTCTCTCGCATTAATGTGTTGGTCGACACAACAAACTACTCGTGTATTAGATGAAATAATTTGAGTTGGTTTCAACCAACACTGACCACCTAATGTTTCTATTAGCATTTTTAATACCGTGATAATATTAAATAGTAATTAACACAGAAACAAATTTAAAGAATGACAGGGGGGGGGGTAAATGGATCCATTTGTCTTAACAGTTTACGACTCACCTTTTCCAAAAGTTAGGTTAGGTAAAGATTATGACGGGGGTTATATTATTGCGGATATACCAAATATAAACTATACAACACTGCTTGCCGGCGGGATAGATACAGATATATCGTTTGAAGAAGATTTTGTACGAAAATATCCAACTATGAATGAAGTGGGTGTTTTTGATAAACTAAATAAAAACCATTATTTAATTCACTTTCATGGAAATAACTGTTGTGGGGTAAGAAATCACAGAGGAGTTCTTATTCCAAATGTATTTGAATGTACTTACGTACATAAAAAATTTTTTACAACCGAACCCAAATTAAATAAGGATTTGATACCGGGTGTCTTAGATATGAAAAATACACCACATCCAGAAATCCATATTAATTACCCACCTTTTGTAAATTAATTAATAAATAATCTATTATAAATGGACCCTCTTGGTGATAGTAGCAGCAACCATAGTCTTGTCACGATTATTGGAACGGCAATACTTTTTTCAAGTCTTCAGTTTAGTGTAGCATCGGTAGAAATGTCGAGTAAGTACTCTGTTAAGAATTTTAGTAAGGATCAGCAAACCCTCCAACACGCCGCAGATGCTCTCTCAGATTATATTTACATCGGAACGCTATGGACGATTGGAACAAGTATGATGGCGTGGGGAACTCACGGATTTCTCGGGTGCGTCATCAACATCATAGCAAATGTATTGATAATGGGTTGGATCATCTTAAGTTATAAAAAGACATTTAAGTATGCGTGCGATAATAACAAGCTGTGTATGCCAAAAATGTTTCTCAACGCAAGCATATAAGTTAAGTTGTAATTAATTACAACCTGATTTTTTATCGGTTTATCTACAAGTTGAAAGTTATTTTTTCCAGTCTATTTGTTCATAACTATATTGATTCGGAGAATTTAGAATTAAATTCGTCCGATCATTTGAAATCTTTTTTATAATAGCAATAATATACACCTCGTCATTTCCATCAAATTTTGATACATTCCTACCACTTCCAAAACTATTTACATTTATCCAGCTTTCTATTGAACTTCCAACCTTTGCTATATATAGTTCTTGAACCTCCATTCCATACGGTTTTGAAAAAGAAGATAAGTAAAATTCTGGACTAAATTGATACATTCCATGTCCTGATAAATTATTGTTTGGGGTAATGGCTAAGTAAATCCCTCCCACATTTAATAATTCTATTATATTCTCACACACTTGTGGAATATTAAATATATGTTCAGTAGTTCCTCCATCTAAAACAAAATCGTATTTTTTAAAATCGTTTGGGATAGGATAGTTCATATTATGAATTATAGAAGCACCTTCATAAGACGAATTGTCAATAGAATCTATATGTCCAAAACCAAGGTCGTGCAGAAAGGTTTCACAAAAACCACCATAATTTCTATTTTTTATACTAGTATAAAAATATTTATCTAGTAAACCGTCAATGGTATTTGGAGACATATGTATCCCCTGTCTACCCAGTGTAACTGCGCTATTTTTAGTATTAATAAATTTTACTGAATGTAAAACGGCTTCACAACCAGTATAATCAATTCCCATTTTATATTTTTAATTATGTTTAAGTGAATATTAGTCGTGAATTTTACAAGTTCCCCATTTTCCACTCTTTCTAAACTGGATTTTAATTCCTGTGGTCAGAGACGGATCGGACCATTTTCGCAACTCTACCTTGAAAATATTAAAAGCATTGATTTTTTGTAGATACCCAGCGAGATAGGTTTCAGATGTTTTCCCATCCTCGTTATATTTAAAATTTTTTTCTATAATCCTAACAACATTTTTTTTTGTTTCATTTACTTCTGGCAGCAAGTAAACGATGTAAATTCCCTCGAGAGATGCTACAAGATGAACAATACAGTTGTAGTCCCGACACAACAAATAAATGCTTTTGTAGTCTTGTACAGACGGCGGGCCGTATTTTACGTTGTACATTTTATAGGCAGAAATGGGATGAGTATGAAAGTTGTAAATCGTTGGCGTTGCGCTCACATCATCAGTACTTCCAGATTTTAGACTGCTGTCTATTATGTCAATGGTGTGAATGATATATCCGCCAACTTTTTTGTTGTCGACGATTTTAAAACTCCCAAAAATTTCTTTAGTCTCATCCTTGTTTTCTGTTATGATTGTCTGTAGTTTCGTCAACGCACGAGGGTTAATCTTAAGGCTAATCTCGCAGTATTTTGAGTTTAACTGAGTTGATAGAAATTCATACTCTCTCTCAACATTGTTGGTATAAGTGTTGTTATAAGTGTCATTATAAATATTGTCATCATCGTCTTTGTCCATATACAAACATATACCATCTTTTTTACACATCTGGGGATTTTTGAAACCAAAGTTGATGAGTTTTTTATCGTATTCGGTCATCAACGTTTTATTTTTTGGAACAGTTTTTTTCAGAAGTGGTATAAACCGCGCGTCAATCTTGTCGAAATACACGAACTCCTTTGTGGTTTTTAACTCGGTCGAATAAACCTTTTTGTTGTTGTCGTCGTAAACACTAAACACATCATTTTCTATTTTTCCTCTCATTTATTAAGAACTTTATACAAATATTTATAGAAATATTTTTCTTGTAAATTATTTACAAGAAACAAAAACTTAAGAAAAACTTAAGAAAACCTTAGTTGCCATCGTATGTCATAATGGCAACAATCAAGATGACCACCATATTAAACACAACAATGATATTGAAGAATGTCCGCTTTGACCGTTTTGTCTTTTCAACAACCTTTTCAACAAGAGTTTTCGCCTCTTGAAGCTTGATAGCATCGTTTTTCATAACCATTTGCTTGAAATCGTCGAGCTCGATTTTGAGATTGGCGTTGTCTAGAGATATGTGGTATTTCTGAACATCGAGCTTGTCAATCATCGCCTTGCCCTGTTCAATCTTGACACTCAGCGCTGTGATCCGTTGCATATCAATCTCTCGCTGAGCAAGAATGACGTTGAATGTGTTGTGGGCGGCCTTGAAGTTGTCGATGATAAAATTCGCAGGAGCTTGGTCAATGTCGCTCATTCCATCATCAAACTCGTCGCCCGCAATCTTCTCCTCAATGTTGGCCTTTGTCTGTCGGGTGTACTCAGTCATCTTGGTTCTATTCAGTATATGTCCCCAAAAAAATCAATATTATATTTCTAATCCATTGGGATAATATCAAAAATGTCTAAACAAACGTTATATTTATACACATCACAGTTTTCAGTTTGTAATATGATATAGTCGGGAGTGACTCCGATACATGTGTATTTTTCGTCCAAAACTATAGGTTTGTACACCTTATCCTTTGGTTCGTTGTACAAAACAAGCGCCAAGCCTACTTTGGCTGCAATTACGTGAATATACTCGCCGACAAACTCAGAGCTTTTTTCTATTTTATCTGTGTCAATAACGACAGCAAGTTGATGGATTACAGTTTTGAATAAATAACTTGTGTAATGAATGTCTGATGTTCTACTTATCATATTTAGACCAATGGACAGCAAGTCATTGATACTAGTAGACGGAATTTTCGTCATTATTGCAAACTTCATCTCATAAAACCCAAACTTGTACAAATCCAAGTCTGATGAAAGAATTTTAGTTGTATTTTTAGACGTGTTGATGCCCAAATTAGCATATGTTAATGCTGTTTCATACTCACCTCTTAATAAATATATTTTGGATATGAGAAATAGAGGTTCGGATCTGGTCTTGTCGTAGTCAAATGTTTTAAGACTATACTCGAGTGTTTTTTCTTCATTGTTCATAGTATGGTATAACAATGCTATGTTATTGTATGAGCACCATATTTCCTCTTCCCAACCCCCGCTCTCAATCCTTTGTAAGTAAAAATCGATGGCTTTATCGTTTTCACCCATACATCTATAAGTTTGTGCTAAATAAAAAAGGGCGCGCTGTTTAGCAAACAAGTTGTCGGTTGATATTGATTCGTCCAAATCATTAGTCAACAGGAGCTTATCTCTCTCAAGCTTATTACTTTTACAACCGCCATCTGAAATATCGTCTATCCACATTTTCTTGTCGCTTTTTAGTATTGCGATTTTTACAAAAACATCGTTTATCATCCCACGATTGTCCCCGCACGTCCAATACTCGTGTGTTGAACCAACACACTTCCAGTCGAAACCCATCTTAATCAACCGTGTGTTTTGGTATTCTAAACCGCTTTGTCTTTGAATAATCTTGTACTCGTCATAGTCATTGATAGTTTCCTTATCAAAATCCCCCAGTTTGAAAACCATATCGCCATCAAGGAGCAACCCATAGGACGAATCAAGGGTCCACAGACATTCATCGGCAACGAACTCTTTAGCAAGCTTAAAACTTTCGCTTCTTGAAGTCCCAAACGTTTTGAATATTGTATGGGCGAGTTTAAAAGGTTTACCATACGATTTTAATGTATCGTTTACGACATTCACTGTATTATCAGTCGAGCCGGTATCGAGGATAAAAAATGAATCGACAAACTCTGAGACACTGTCCAAACATCGTTTTATAATAAGTGCCTCGTTTTTTACCATCAGTATTAGAACTATCATTTATTATTAACCCATCATCTTTAAATTTAACAATAAAAATAATTTAATTATAAATGGAGCAATTGCCGATAATAATTGGTATCACAGTTTTTATACTATTGATAATAGTGGGTGTCATTGTATTCAAAAAGGATGAAAAATTTACAAACAGCGATCAAGGAAGGATGTTCGACATTAGAGGAATGCGAGGATATTATGGAGATGTCACATCAAACCCCAATGAAGCAGAGACTAATAGAACTTGGGCAGCATATGATCAGTTAAAAGACATTTCAGCATCTGATAATATTCCGTTTAATGCTGTCCTTCCTAATATGATGCACTTACCACCTCTCAGAGATATTTACAACACACCTGTTAGAAACCAAAAAATCGACCCAGTGTCTGGTCTCCCAGTATCAATGTATACATCTCCCAGAGTTCCTCTGACAGATTTTAAATCTGAAACGACCCGTGATTATCAAACGTATCAATAAATAATCTTATTTGTAAATATTTACAAATAAACTTAAGGCTTAACTTGGTCCATTTTTAAAACAACTTTTGGAATAATAAGAAGTGGAACTGCTAGAGGCCAGACCCCCGCAAAACACAGGTTTTTTGGAAGATTATCCATCACCCCAAAAACAACTGCTTCCTGTTCGTCTCGGATATGACGCAACTCGTATAACGAAAGCCGACCAATACGGAAATCATTTAAACATTTTTTTGAATCAATGTATGACTTAACTGCAACATACACCGGAGCGCCAGCAATGAATACATTACAAAGTCGGTTTGAAAGCACGCTCATTTATTATTATATATGTCTATAAATAATATTATTTCCGAAGGTTATTCCATAAGCGCATTGTACTCTTTCATAATGAGTTTTCGCCCAATGGGGTGGTCCGGATTGCATACAACATTTTTAATAATGTAGTAATAAATCTTTTTCTTGGCAATACGGAATCGCCTTTCGCGCATTTTCTCCATTATATCCAAAAAGCGTTGGGCTTTTTCGGTCATCTTTATCGTTATTGAATCATCCATATACTTGATGTAGTGAAAACAATCTTGTATGTTATAAATCTCATCCATGGATAGTTTTTGTGTAAGATATCGTTCTTGCATATTGTGAAAAATCGTCACCTTTATTGTAAAACCATAGTCAACATATCCTTTTGATGCGATACGATAAAACATCCACGGATTATAGACAAATCGATGTTTAAATATTCCGTTGATATCTTTACTAACAGCGTCAGCAATAATATTTATGTACTTTAGAAAAACATCGCGCCGGTCAGTCAATAGAATATGGATGATGGCGTTGGAAATACCGAATGGACTACCTGTTAGAAACTTGCCATACTCTTCAATACTTACTTTAAAGGTCGGGTCTAACACCTTAGTCAATTCTCGTCTTGAAGAGTATGCCAGGTCGGCCATTGTAAATTATAAATTAACTTGTAATTTATAATCAATATTAAGGCTCAAATAAAAGTTCAAATAACGATTTTTGTGAGTTTTATTAAGAACACTTTGAAAATTTAACGCACTGAATAATACCGTTGTTGGTATAATAAATATACCGAATGTGAAACCGCTGGCTTAAGTCGTAAATTCGGCTCATACAATTATCGCAAGGCATTGAATTACCCCTAGTCGTTCGGATAACAATCATATCTATGGTTATCTTACGCCTTGTTCTACCCATTTTATTTATAAGTTTTGTTAATGCCGATGTTTCGGCGTGCTCGGTGCTCTTTACAGTTCCTTTTGTAATGTTAAAGAAATTAGAGCCAAACATAATAGGATTTCCGCAATTATCGAGTATGGCACACATATGGTTGCTCTTCAACGTTAATTTAACCGTATCGGGGTTTGATTGATGACCCTTGCGTTTTGTGACCATAACAGTGACTAGGTTTTCAATAAAAACTGGTATCCTAATCATCCGTCCTTATACAATTATAGTATATTTAAAAATCAAAATAATAATTATTTTCATAAATATTTATGAAAAGATTTTGTGTTTTTGTTTTGTAGAAGGAATTTAAACGTGGCTCATTCGTGGCTCATTCGTTGTCGTTCGGAGGAAGAACCAACGGCTCACCGACGTCCTCGATATCCATATCGTTTTCTTTTGCCTTTGCGGATTTCAAATCCATTGCCGTGTATTTAGCATAAAAAAATTTTTGGACGAAAGCAACATCCATTTCTTCAGAAAAATTGGTGCAGTCGCCCGTAAACGTGTAAAACACTTGTTCTTCGTCCTCGTTGGTATTGTCAAACTGGTGAATCCACTCCTTCATAAATTCGGGGTCCGAAAAATGTTGAAAGGCGAGGTGAGAATATTGCTTGTTGACAAGAGACATTTCAAGAGATATTTTGCCACTACTTTTGGCCGTATCTATAATACTAGTCTAAAAAAATCAATATTTTCAGATTGATATCAATAACCATATTTCATTAATTCGCTTTCTATATGTCCCTCAATATTTTTAATATTATATGGAACTTCAATCAATACAATGCCTTCATCTCGGCACTTATACTTTTTCATTTCGTCCCTGTATTTCTGGTTAAGAAACGCCTCGTTATTTTTGTGGAAATAGGGAGTGAATTTATAGTGCTGAACGCCATTGTATTCAATGGCAAGTTTTAACTCTGGATTATAACAGTCCAGCTCAAGATTGATTTGTCGGTTGCCAGAAGTCACTTGGTTGCGTAGAAAGTCGGGTCTAACATTTTTGAATGGCTTGTTGAATCGTCTCTCCAAATATTTTCGACAAACTGCTTCTCCAGTGCTCTCCTTTTTATTTTTTTCTAACCGGATTTCTCGTCTGCTCACAAACAGTTTATCGTCCCATATGTCGTTGTCATACTTACCGTCTTTTCCCATTCGCAAGGCAATACATACGATTATTAAGATGAGTGAGCACCAGAACACAACTTCAAACCCTCGCTTATCCCAGAATTCTCGCATGTCGTTGATAATCTTGACCATTTATTAGTTGTATTTTTTTGGATATTCGATATAAATAGTAATAAGAATAATAAAATAATGAATAGTATAACGTCTGGCATAATTTCTAATCTGAAGTTTGTGTCGAGAATAAAAACTGGCCAGAAAATAGATACGCGGGCAATGCGAGTCCAAGAAAACACGTATTTTAACGCGTTTATCCGCACCTTATTCCCCGATAATAGAAATAATGCCTTGGTTCTGTTCAAGGAAATTATCGCCAGAGCATTTCAATCTATTGCTAACTGTCAGGACACTACGTTAATCTGTAATATTATCGATGACATAAGACAGTGTATCACCGGACTGGGAAACTTTAAAAAAACATATGAGAATGATGTTATGTTTACATGTGAGATTGACACATTGATAGATGATATTGAACTTAAACTTGCTCACTATGAAACATCATCTGTCAGTTTAGAATAATAATTAGTTTAATTTAATAAATGAGTAAATGTAAAACCGACAAAGATTGTATTAAATCCGATAAAATATGCTCAGGAACAAGTTTTAAATGTATCAGTCCCGACACCCGCGCCGGAAAACTGGAACTTGTCCGTAGATCTAAACGAACGTCTTCTAAACGAACGTCTTCTAAACGAACGTCTTCTAAACGAACGTCTTCTAAACGAACGTCTTCTAAACGAACGTCTTCTAAACGAACTTCCTCTAAACGAACTTCCTCTAAACGAACTTCCTCTAAACGAACTTCCTCTAAACGAACTTCCTCTAAACGAACTTCATCTAAACGAACGTCTCCTTCTCCTAAACAGAGTTTATTAACTCGCGCAACTCCGTGTCCTACAGAAAAAATCCGTAATCCTCTGACCGGAAAATGTGTTGGTAAAACAGGAAGTATAGGAAAACGTATTTTGGCCGGAACATTAAAACCGTTAAAACGATTGGAAATTAAGTCGTTTAAATTATGTAAAGGTGTTATATGCGACAACGATAAAGTGTGTAATCCTCTCACCGGAAGATGTATACTTAAAAAATCAAAAATGGGTCAGACAGTTTTACGGGAGATGGCGTCGCGGGCCGAATTTAAGAAGCCTCGAGATAAGACCAATTGTGTTGAACGAAGTCTTGTCAAACTAAACTCACACCAATTAAAAACAGTAGATGCTTTTAAAAAAACAGACTCAATGCTCATAGTGCACGAGCCGGGGATGGGGAAAACTCTTACAGCAATAGCCATATCAGAATGTTATTTGGACCAGCACCCAGACAGCAATGTTGTTGTCATAACGATGGTATCGCTTTTAGACAATTTCACAAAAGAGTTTAAGAAATACGGTGGTGTAGATCATAGCAGATATGTATTTATATCCTATGATTCCTTTTTATCAGAACATAAAAAGTTGAAAGAAAAGGCTTGTAAAATGTTTGTCAATGCTCTTGTTATTGTTGACGAGGTTCACGAACTTAGAAATTTTAAAAGTAAATCTGTAGAGGCGGTTATGGACTGTGTACAACACGCGCGAAAAGTGCTGCTTCTAACTGCAACTCCTTACGTGAACACCGTGTGTGATTTTATTTCTATAATAAATCTCTTACACAAGAAGTATATAGTTGGACCTAAAAAACTATCTAAGGGTTCCGATAAGCCAATATATAACGCCCCCAATAAAATAAAAGGGTGTAAATCTAAGAAATTTTGGTGGGATCAGACATCTTCAGACCCCACTGGATTAATAAAACAGATTGAACCATTCCTTAAAGGAAAAGTTAGCTATGCAACAAAGGGAGACGACCCACTATACCCCAAGGAAGTTGCTGAAACCATTCTTATTCCTATGAACTCAGATTACGAAAAGCGATTTTTAGACATTGTGCCCGAAAGTGCAAAGGACGACCCATTTTATGGAATGCGAAGAACTATGGTCAACGCGCTTGGTGAGGATTATTACAGCAACAAGCTGAATTATCCCAAAGTTATAAAAATGGTTTCCAACCCCAAGAATAAGAATGTTATTTTTACAAGTTGGTTGGAACACGGTCTAAAACATATTTCAAACATATTAGCCGACCATAAGCTCCCCTATGGTATTATCTCGGGTTCTGTAAGTGCTACGAACAGAACAAAAATTGTAAAAGCCTTTAACGATGGCAAAATAAATAATTTAATCATAACAACGGCTGGGATGTCGGGAATCGACTTGATAGGTGTGTCTAATATCATTGTAATAGACCCAGTATGGAATGATGCGAACCTTCGACAAATTATTGGTCGAGGTGTCAGATTTAAATCACACGAGCATTTACCGAAAGAGGATCGCGTTGTCCACGTTTATTTGCTACAACTTGTAGAAAATAGAATTTTCAAGAAGACCTTGGACATTTCGAAATCGCGTTCTGGAGATTTGATATTATATAAATTCATTGAGAAAAAAGCAACAGAGAATAAAGAAGTTTTGAAAATGTTGAAAGCGGTGT